CATTTGTTTGTGGAATAATTAAATCCACCCACGTATCGGCATGGGTAAATACGCTGTGTCCTAGTAGAGTCTCTGTATCAATCACACCCGCTGCTAGTCTACGCTCTTCCTTGGCCTCTTCCTGATGCCCCTGGTAAAACGTTACTGACATTGGCCCGATGATGCCTGTGATAAAGGCTCCTATTATAGCAATTATCAGTGGTGGTGATAGTTTCATACAACGTCCTTGCCACATCCTCTAGTCTTGAGTGGTATCCTAGACCTCCACCAACATAAACTCCGCTGCGTACTCCGGGCGCCTACCGGGTTCGTTGGTCAGTTCCTTCACTTTGAGGGTGCCGGGTAAGAACAGCACCTGCCGGTCAGCGTCCTTATTCGGTGTCCCCAGCACAAGGCCGGTTGGGGACTCATTCCAGGTGTTCAGTTGGGTAAGAGTAGTCTGGGGTCTGCCCCCGGTTGTGCCGTTGAGCAGTTGCTGGCCGTCCGTTAGAGTCACTCGGACAGGAATCAACTTACGAGGGTCAGGTTGTATCTGCCACTTCACCCGGATGCCGCTTATCTCCGGGCTTGTGGCGCCTACACTGGCTAGGACGGGCTTCAGTCGCAGTTCCAAGGTTTTGGCGGAGGTGCCCACCGGAAAGGCAACTTCTTGTAGCGGAGAGGTCGGGAAAGCATCCAGGGTCTCCCAGACCTCCGCCCCGGTAGAGTCTAACGCACGATCAAGTCGGAACTCTACGTCCACCCGACGAGTCCCCGGCAGAAGGTTATTGCTCTCGATCTCGATGCTACTCAGGTGCATGGGGACGTTGGGCAGGTTCTTGTCAAACTCCACTGTAGTGACAGCGGCGTCGGTATCATCGGTGAAGCCGTCGCTCTGGTCGTCGCCCACTCGGCCAAAGGGGTAGAAATGAGGCACTTCCTCGACGCTATCCTCCGTAAAGCCTATCCAGACCCGGCGGTGGTCATCCAAACTGGTGTCCACCATCAAAGTTGATTGGGCGTCACTAATGGTTGCGCCTGCCCCCAGTTCCTGGAGAACGTAGTAACGGAACTCAGTCTGCCCCTGGAAGGTGACCAACTTGGCCATCACGAAGTGCAGGAGTTGGGAAGTTGTGTCCTTGATCAACATGAAGAGGTGCTGGGGGTCACCGTGCATCGCGACAACTTTGCCGTGCAGGGCGGTCTGATCAGGCGCGAGGACGGCAAGTGAGATGTCCCGAATTGCCCCGGTACTCAGGTCCAGGTCGAGTAAACCTCCAGTGCCTATGGGAAGTAAAATGTGGCCATTCCATGCGTACACGCCGAGGAAGTTGCCGGTATGGCCGAATTGCCGGAACTCCGTTGTCAGGTTCTGCGTGATGAGGACTCCATTGGCGTCAAGGCCATGGGAGTATACCCCGTCCGTCTTGGTGATGAATAAAGTAGTCCCATCCCCGTCCACGGCCAAGCCGGTGATGGGCTGATCATCCTGGCCGATCTTGGTCGCGGTTGACCAGGAGCCCCCGTTGATAGGATTGACACTGGACTTGATAACGTGAGGCTGATAGAGATAAATCTTCTCCCCACCTGACGGATCGGACGCAGCCGTACCGTAACCACGGACGACCGTCAGGTGGGGGGCTGAACTATTGATAGCCGTGACCAGCATCAATTCCTGCGCCCCGGCAGCACCCATCAGCACAATGTCATTGACGGCGATAGTACCCGTTGGATCAGCATTCAAGTCCAACGTCGTATCAGAGTCAGTGTGGTTCCCCGAGAGTGTCAGACTGGTGTCGAAGATGTGGTTCCCACCCCAGAGGATTTGGTTATTCGTGGCGTTCCTGGCCTTGGCAAGGTGCTTGAACCTGCCCGCCGTGAGAGTCGAAGCAACCCAGTTGGCCGTCGTCGGGGGTTTATAGATGTAGGGCATAGCGCAGTCAGCGCAGTCCGCCCCCCCGTACCACGCAGGAGCCAAAACCCATTGGTCGTACTGGATGCCGTTCCTGTAATAGACATCCAAGGCCTGTGGCTCCGTTTCCAGGGTCCAGTTGTCATCTCCGCCCGAATACACGTCCCGACCGACAAAGGCCCACAATTGCATGTTCAGGGCCGTCGTACCGCCCGCCTCGTTAGGGGCTATGGCAAATCCACTGGGCTCGTAGGCATCGGGGGCTGAACTCAGGGTGGTGTTTCGGATTTCCCTTGCCAGCCGCATTATGCCCGGTTCAGAGACATCCACCTTCTTGGTCAATGCCACCGTATGGGGATCGTCACGGTGCAACCTGCCGCCTATGCCAAGCGTCCAGTCCTTAGCGGTCCACACCTGCTCGATCTCGGCAGGAAGTTCAGCTTCAGTTAGTTCACCCATGGCGAGTTGACGGGCACGGATGGTCTGGGAGTCCTCGATAGAGAAGGAACGGTTCCCATTGCGGGTCCGGGCCAGCATGAGACCGAATTTGCGTCGCCCGTCGCTATCAGCCAGGGATATGTCGTGAGTCACGCCGGCTTGAGGCACCTTACTCCTCCCGCCCGAACACCATGCCGGATACCGTACTATTGGTCGTTACATTCACTTTCAACGTATTGTCCGCGCCAGCCAGGGGGATACCCTTGCCGAGGTCACTACGAGAGTTGTGGATGCCCGCCGCAGCCAGTAAGGGGGTCTGTGCGATAACAGTACCCGCCGCGCCACTGTCCTGGAACTCTATGGCGGCAGCGGCGCTGGAAGACAGGAACCAACCCAACAACCGGACGGTCTTACCTGACGCAGGCGTCCAGACTATCGCAGGGTTACCGGCAGTAACGGCGGTAGCGTCAATCACCTTGAACGTATCGGCAAGAATATTAAACTGGACAGGTGGGCGGATAGTTTGCAGCATCGTCACAGCGCCACCTGCCCGACGTTCAGATTGAAGAGGCCGCTCCGGGTCCGGCCAAAGACCAAGAAGCGATTGTTGGCGTCTACCTCAACGTGCCAGTTCTGCCGGTGGCGTTGGGCACCCATCTTGGGCATCACAATACCCATCTGGTGCTTGAGGATTGCCACTTCCCCGGCGGCGTCACGACCCGAGTCTATGTAGGTCTGACGATTCTGCTGGGCTGATCGGGTGGGGCTGGCCATCAGACGATACATCAGCATCTTGGCATAAGCAACGATGAGTTGCGTCTGTGGTTCCCCGACTTCGGTTGTGCCGGAATCAGTCGTAGGCTGTGAAAGAATACCCATCCCCGTCAGGCGCAAGATGCGGCCCTCAGTGGGGGCACCACCGTCTGGAATCGGGTAATACGGGCCACTCACATCACTCTCACTGAACTGCTGAGTGACCGTATAAGGGCCACGCAGAATCGTTGACGGGATAGTGTAGGAATACTTGGGGCCTACCCGGACATAACCGATATCCCAATAGACGGTAGACCCTGCGATAGCCTCCAGGATCACCGTGACACCAGTGGCGTCCGTAGGCACCCCATCAGAAGCCGATAACCGCTCCCACTGACTATCTCCCGCGTGATAATCACCACTCGTAGTCTCGCTGCCAAAGTCGAGGCGCACACGCCCTTGGGTGGCGGCATCCGTCCAGGCCCAGAACTTGGCCGATACCGTCTGGCCTGCTATCTCGGCCAGATTTACATCCAACGCCTGGGTTAACTGCCCATCCGCAACCCCTGCAACCACCTTGGCCGCACTACTGCCATGAAAGACCCGTGATGTTTCCTCGGTCACTGTTGGGGAACCAGCCTCAGTCCAGCCCGTAAACCCAGAAGAGTAAGTTTCAAAGCCCGAGTTGCTAACTATATTATCCACGATCAGGGTCTCATCCCGAACGGACAGGTAGAGATCGGGGTAGAGTTCCCGGATAGCCTGCCGGATGACGTTACCTTTATCTGTGGGACTAAAGCGGTGTAGTTCTACAGTAATAGACGAAGCCACTTGAGTAGAGAAGGACCGCTCGACAATTAGAGTCGGATTATCAGAGTTCGGGACATAGTTAGCGACTCTTCGGAACTCGCCATCAGCATCAGAACTCGAATCAGCCACTAACAAGTAAAAGTTCTCGAAGGCGTCCTCATCGCCACCGCCCGGTAAATCCAGGAGGGCTGTCGAGATTACGGATGTCCCAGCGGCACTACCTGCTGCGGTCGTGGCAAACGACTCGAAGTCTCCCATATTCTGGGATAGGGACTGCCGCATAGAGGACAAGGTAGTGGTAGCCATCAACTTACCTCACGCAATATCGTCTTTGATTAGAAATTCCAGATACCCGTCTGGGGGGAAAGTACGCACAGTCCCGTTAGAGAAGGTGACTTTGATCTCAGCCTCGTAATTCCCGGCAGTGTCCGTATTGGCAGCCGAGAAGGAATAGGACTGCCGGCCATCCTGAGCATTGCCCACCGCCCCCATGGGTCCGCCATTAATCTTGACAGCCCCGGCAGGCTTCAGACGCATGTTCAGAACCACGGTAGCACCGGTTAGGTTCACGGGCTGCTTGAACCCGTCACGAAGCACCACGTCTAGCGCGGGGCTGGTGTCATTCTGTTTAATCGCGAAATCAACCATCAGTCTTGCGTCCGTACATCGACCCTCGCTGGCCCTTCAAGGATATCCGCAAATGTAGGTCCGCTGACATCCCCATCACCATCAGGGCCGAAATGGCCGGGTAAGAAGAACGTCAGCCAGAAATCGGGCATATTCCCAACGTCCCCACTAATAAAACGGGGATCGTAGACTGGCATCAGGGCATCAGGTTCCCGCTGGCCAATGGCTGCCAGCCATCCTACTTCAAAGAGAGTGCTTGGAGCATACTCGAAGAAGACGGACGGGTGCTCGTAGGCAAACCAGATGTAAGGGTCTTGGGTGTAAAGTTGAACCGCCTCACTGCCGTCCTCAACAATAACGCCATAGTCTGCGGCAATACTCAACTCTAGGCGCAGACTGTCGCCCGTTTCTAAGAGGAGTGCATCACCTGATTCTAGGCCGAGTGATTGAGAAACTTGTATAAGAGTGAAAGCCACTAGAACTCTCCTATGACTATTCAAACAACTCGGGGCTGTAGACGCCTTCGATTTCGCGGGGGTCGTTGGGCAAGAGTGACCGTCGATTAGGAATCTGCCGCCGTTTGGCATCCACCTGCGCAAACAGCTCCTGTCTCTTGCCCCATGGAAGCAGCGGGAAGTCGCTTGGTGGCCGAGCGATAGGCAGTATGACATCTGTGTGAATGAAAGCTTGGTGGTTGTAGTGTGCTAATCTACGGAAGAACTCGCCTTCTGTCGTAGTTGTGCCAAAGCGCACCTCAGGACAGCGTAGTACGCCTGCGCGTATGAGCAGCATTGTAGTCGGCACCCAACGTACCGGTTTTACGCCAACACCGGCTGCGTAGCCGGGAATGCCGAGGCCGCGTTCGGTTTTCGGATGGATTATAATCGGCGCAATGACAGGAGCCTCGGCAGCGACGAGTTTCAAGGCCGTGTCCGGCTCAGGCAGCGCGTCGGTTTCGATCAGCAATAGCCATTCGACACCGAGGGTCTGCGCCCGCAGCATGGCGTCGTCGCGCATGGCCGAGAGGTTGGCGTAGGGTGCCGTGCAGTAGGAGTCGTTGATTTCAGCAAGCCAGGCCATGAACCCAGCCTTGCGTACACCCATCATCATGTTTTTGGTGTGGTAATACGCGCCATCTTCCCACATGCTGCCAATAGGCGTGATCAGCATTGAGTTCGGATTACCGTGTGCCCATGACCATTTGTTCCGGCGCACGTACAGGTCATGCTGCTCGTCAGTGACGAACATCGGGCTCTCACTGGTGTTGCCTGCTGATTCGCCGAGCTTCCGCAGCCCGACTTTAACGTCATCCAGACTACTCACGGGTCAACCCATCCGGCCAGATGGCCTCTAGCTCTGCGGCGGTCGTGCAGGCTCTAAGAGCAGGAAGAAACGTTACGGGTAGATCGCGCAGGGCTTGTTTGAGACCTGCAATGCGCCGTTGTTCGCCAGTGTCTCCGACCTCGAAGGCTCTCATGTAAGGAACGTCTAGCTTCTTGAGGTCTTTGTTGCGCATCCTCCGGATTTCGCCCATGCAGTCTGGTCGGGCACGAGCCATGTCGACGACTATCTGCCCATTCTGCACAACCCAGCCCCAGCGACGCCGTCCTTTGGGCCGTTCGGAGTCGTCGACGATGGCGTAGTCGGCACCCGGCGGAATATTGCCGCTGGCCAGTTCTTCTGCGAGTACCTCCGCTACAGTCTCGTCTTCAGTCATGGCACTACGATGCGGACTGTTGTTGTAGCCCGGCAAGCACACCTGCGCAGTGCCATCGGCCTGGTTGTAGATGATACATTTCATTATGCTTGGTCCCCAAACCCAGCGAAATAGATTTCCGGCGCGTCGATCAAAGCAGTGTCGTCGTCGTTATCACGGACTAGGATGGTCGCAGTATTGCTGCCTTTGTTCTCATTAACCAACGGTACAGTGCCCGTGTTGCCGCCGCCTGCTTTGCTGCTACCCATGACGCAGGCCCAGCGAGTGCTAGAGAAGGCTGTTGAAAGGTTGACAACGAAAGTTCCGGTGGTGCTGTCGGTTACGCTGGATACGTTGTACGAAGCCGCGATGGTAGCTGTAGCTGCGTCGCCGTCTAGGTCGAGCCAGAACTTTGCAGCGCTTGGCGCAAACTTCGCCACTTCAGGTGACACAAACCGGTTCGCATTGGATGTTCCTTCGTCTTCCATGTCCGATTGTGTAGCTTCAGTGCCGCCGCCAGCAGCAGGCATGGCATGTTTGTGGTCGATCCGCGCCGCTTCAATGGCAGAGCCGGTAGCAGCTGAATCGCTGTGCGCTTGTGTCGATGGCGTGCTGGCATCGCCGAACATGAAGTCGTCAGCGGTGATCTTCTTGATCGTCCCGCCGTCGTTGATCAACAACTCGTCGGTGCCAGCGGGTGTAGTGCCTAGCGCAGAAAGGTTAGTTAAGCTCAATAATAAATTACTGATAGTCATCCGCTTAGACTCATCAGCCGAAGCTTCCGAGATATCACGGATATATATTTCATCATCAGTCGCGGCACCTGCCGCTAGTTCAGTCAGCGCACTTAATTTTGTATCAGCCATCCGTCCTCCCTATGAAAAAGCCGCCCAGATAGCCCCCTGGACGGCTAGGATGCCCAGGAGTCTGTAGGCCCTTATAGCCTGTCGCAGCCCCACTGGATCGTCGCTCGTAGTCGTGCCCGATTCTCTGTCTCCTCAATCCGCTTCATAAACGGGACACACTCTCCACTACACCGTCTTTTACCACAGGTAGGGGCGTTACACATGAAGCAATACCCTCGCTCCGTGCCTGAGCCGACTTTAATAACGAAGATAGCGTTACAGTGGCAACAGGTTATGGTATGCTGCTCAGTTTCCCCGTCTACGGATGTAACGAGCAGAGTACCCTTCCCACGCGAGAGTTCCTTAATGTAGTTGGCCACTACTCCACCCAGAACATTGTCACCCGGTAATCGGTAGTCGCAGTGGCATGGGACGATTTCCCCCCCAATCCATTGTTGGCAGTGGCTGGAGTAACGATTTCCCCTCCTGGCGGAGCCACCCAGCGTAATACCGCCCGATGGTTCAGGTCGAACTCCAAGACTGTATCCCCGTAGGTACACTCGCTGGACAAGTTTCCTTTAGGTGTCGCCAGGGAGGCCCGGTCCGCCGGGTCAAGCGTTTCAATCGTCGGGGTATCGCCAGTCCCGGTATCCGTCGTGCGCCCCACGGTGATGGTGCTCGTCAGGTCTGCCGGTGTGCCGCCATTGGAAAAGAGTAGGTCGTAGAACCACATCCGGTGCGTGGTACTAGCATTGGAAACAATATTCAGGGCTGTGTCAGCCGTGGAGTCCAACGCCGTAGTATCAGTGCAACTATACCGTCTTCCTGCCATTTAATGACCTCCTATCGACGCCACGACGAGACTGCCGTAGCAGCCGATAGTTGCGTTGAGATGTGCCATGTAATTCTCCTTAGTAACCTGAGCCTTCTTCCACGCCCCAGACCATCCCGGAGACGGCGGATGAACTCGTTACGTCAAGGTCCAGGTCACTACCAGCCGCTAGAAGCACCCCGTCACCTAAGTTAGGTGAGTTATGCACCCCGGCGGTAGCCAGTAAAGGGGTCTGAGCAATCACAGTTCCTGCTGTGCCGCTATCTTGAAACTCCAGGGCTGCTGCAACAGAGGTTGACAGGCACCAGCCAAGCAGCCGGATACGCTTCCCGGCAGTCCCGGCCCAGACAGCTTCAGCCGCCCCCGCCGTGATGGTATTGGCGTTAATCATCTTGAAGATTGTCGCCTGGATTTCTTGAGATCGTGTCTGCCCGATAGCCATCTAAAAGGGCTCCGACTTCGAGTGGGCTAGGTCCTGCCGTCCCGCCCCCCGATAGTAAATCAAGACACAGGTTACATCCGAAGAGTCATCCGAGACCAGTTGCATCACCTTCTGATGAGCGTGAGGGATGCGTCCCGGATGGCCAAGGGTAATCTGCTGCCCCAAGGTAGATGTGGGCGTTACGCTCGGCGCCATGTGCAGCGAGTCACCGGAGGGGCAGACTACCACGATATCCCCGGTATTCTGCGGGATGGTCGCTCCCGCATCCGACAGAGTCTCAGCACTGGCCCCCAGCGCCAAGGCTTCCGCGTGAATAACATTGTCTTTTTTTGCCAGGACTTCAGCCATATCTATGCTCCCATAGCAGCACGCGACTGCCTCAGCAACTCCTGTGCCCTGGCGGTCTGGTGCTTATTCCAGTTTGCTTCAAAAGTTGCAAGGTTCCAATCAGGCTTACCCCAAGCGCTGGCCTTCAGCACATCTATCCAATCAGCGACATACCGAGTAGCGTCACTGGAATCGATATGACGGGGGAAGGTAATAATGGGGATGCCATGCTCGGTTAGAAAGTTCACCTGACTCCCCGGATGAGCGTCATCTGGCCAGTCCAAACGTGCAAACACGGACCGGACCATCTTGGCGATGGCGCGAGGGTCGTCGCCCCTATCCCGAGCGGCAAGGGCTGCAAGCAGCGTAGCATCCATCGGCTCCGAGGCAGTGGAAGGCTGGTTAGCCCACACCTTGTGTGCCCTGGAGGTTTCATGCAACGGAAGACCTCGCGAGGCTACCATAGCCCCACACCCGCACTCCACCTTCCTTGCCGGCTTCTTCGTAGCTACAATCATGGCATCTCCTAGTATGGGTCTTTGGTAACAACCGCCGAATACAGCCACCGGAGCCACCAGGGAGGACGCTTAAATACCCCCCTATCGTGGGTTACGATGGCCATGGTGTTGTTGGTCAGGAAGCTGGAGGACTTCCCCTCCCATGGAGCCTTTGGAGGAGCGACCTCTTCGATCTGCCCCCTTTCGATCAACACCTTATCTATGCGCCGGCGTAGTTCAAGCCATTTACTGGGGGTATACTCCGTGCCAGCCAGGTAGACGTTCCCTTCATTAAAGGACACATTCCCCGAACCGATCACTAGACTGTGAAGGGTCAGCTTCCCTGACTTGAACGGAGGTGCGTCCTTAACCGGACGCACCCCCAAGTATCTCAACTTGACCAACTACACGACCAGGAGGACGACCGAGCAGGCCAGCATAAGCGGGTCATCCCCACCGGAACCTTCAGCCGCCTTATCTACGTCCACCGCCACGATATTGCCAGGCTTGATAACCCCAGCAGCATCAAAGGCGCTAGACACATCCACCCGTCTGATGTCAGAAGCGGCCACAGTCAGTGCGGCAGCGGTTATGCCATCAGTGGTAGTAGTGGTGGTCTCGTCGTTCACCCCGCTCGATACGTCGATAGTATAGGTGTCGGAGGTGTCAAGAGCAGTGCCGACGCCATTCCACCACAGGTACTGGATCACATTGCCTACCGTGTTCTGAGGCACCATAAAGGTATACCCAGCCGCCTCGTTGGCCGCAGCCAAGAGCACCCCGGTGAAGTCACCGTACTGGGAGTAGGCTGCCGTGCCATCGGTCATGGGGCTACAGTTCACGGTAACCTCGTAGGGTGGCTTGATATCGAACGTCACCCTCTCGGTATCGACGCAGAACCCGGCTACCTGCATCAGGTTCTCGGCGCCCGTAGGCCGGGTAGCGGTAATGTCCCCTGCCGTAGTAGACAGGTACATCTGGTTGCCTTGAGTATACGGAGCATCAATATCTTGGATGATGCCGCGCCGGCAGAGAACACCCACGTCACCGGACTTGTAGCTGTTCACCGCCACTCCCTCGGCAAATTTTGTATTGTCCGTCGCGTCAGCCAATTCCCAGTCAGTGCCGTCGAAGTACATCATGTCCCCGGCGGTTACGTCGGTGGAACCGATTGTCGCCACGAATTTATCTTGTGCCTGGGTCACCATGGGGTCAGCCATTATAGCTGCCTCCTATCATCAGATTACGGAACTATGCTCAACAGGAGGGTTGTCCGTTAGGCTGCCGAATCTATGCCCGCCAAAGCGGCACAGGTGAGCTTCGAGAAGATCGTCGCATTCAGATAGACGACCATCCGGTAGAGGTCCTCGTTCTTGTCTTCCTTGGTCCCGATGTCTTGCAGGTCGGGCTCCAGCACTGGGCCGTTGTGCATAATGGTCCAGCCCTGGTTTTCCTTACCTGTTTTGATCGCGTAGATCGTGGTTGCCGTGGAGGAACCCCAACCACCGGAGTTCTCGTAAGTCTCGGAGTTGGTGATGTAATCATTGATTACAATGGGAATCCCATTGTAACGCTGCACCTGCCGCCCGAACACCTCGATAGAGTCCATCAGGACTCCAGAACCAACGGCTCGGGAAAGCGCGGTGAGTTTGCGACGCATGGTCTTGTTCATCATGAGGAAGGTGGGGTTACCAAACTCCACTAGGTCAATCATAGCGTCGAGCCGATCTAGGGACAGCTCGGTCTCGCTGCCAGTAATGGTCGAGGGCTGGGAGCCGTCGTCCATCATGAGCATCCGCTGGTCAGCGATGAGTAGGGAGGTCAGACCTTCCGGTTCCTCCGCCAGGGTTCCGGGATCGCCCGTAATCAACAGGCTCTCCAGCTTTCGCCCCATCGCCTTGGACATCTTGGCGATATGCTCTGCCTTCTGATCGTTAACCGAGCCCTTGGTCTGGAGGGCAAAGCGGTTCAAGGGGATTTGCACATAGAGTTGGGCCAGTGACCGGGATGTCTGCGAGACGGCCATGGTGGAGTCCACCAGGGTCGCTCCCACCGAGGTCACCGCAGCGGTCGGCAGGGTACTCTCCCTGTTGACCAGGAAGGCATTGCCCGAGTGCCCCTCAAAGTTCAGGAATGGGGCCAGTTCCGACGCCGTGTGGATATTGTCAAAGATACCAACGATCAACTCGTCTTGCGATAACCGCTGATAGTCTGCTAGGCTTGGCATTTCGCTCTCCTACGGTCGCGAGATGCGTGAGTCATCAGCATCCAACGCCGCTTTGATTGCCTCAGTGCCAAAAAGTCGCTCTCCCGGTCCGCTGGCAGAAGGTCCTACGCTGAGGTCGCCTATGCCATGCTTGCGGTCAGACGCCTTCTTGGACGCTATGGCTTCTTCTTTCTGAGTTTGTAACGCTTCGGTTGCCACCCTTTTCTCGGCGGCTCGTACCATCTTGTTCGCCTGGTTAATGACCCGGTACAGTCCAGCAAGGTCCTGCCCCGTCTGGGCTTTCTGCCACAGAGGAGTCAGGGTAGCGATGTCGTCTTTACTCAGGATAACGTCGCCGTTGTCATCCAAGACAACATCTCCCAAGCCAGCCTCAGCTTCCGAATAGTTGGCGTCCCACGCCCGTGTCGCCCGAGTCTGGGCTGATGTTTGAGAGATGTTAGCGATGTCCTCAGTTAGGGCGTCCGTATCACCTGATGCTGTGCGGTTTGCTACCGCAGTAATCAGTTGCTTCAGCCCTCCGACATCCTCTGCCAGTTCCTGCAAGGCCTGGTCGCGAGTCCTTCGTCCCTTCTCGGACCGGAGGTCATTTTCCACCTTTAGGCGGTTGGCCTCCGACTCCTCGAAAAGAACCTGCCAATTCGGCTCCTGGGAGTCCGAAGGCGCATCCTGTGTGCCCCCCGCAGGGGCCTGCGCCTCTTGAGTTACCAGAGCCTCTTCGTCTGCCATACCGTTCTCCTTGTGGGTTGCCCTTCGGGGTTGCCACAAAAAAGAGCCGCCTATGCGTACATAGACGACTCTTGGGGAAACCGTTATTTGAGGTTATGCTACCACACGGGGCTTCCTTGTGTCAATTTCCACGAATCTGCCACACGAATGTCGAGGACACCAGAATCGCACGATCCCAATCATCGCTGAAGCCAACTTCTTGTGGCAGTATGGGCAGCGGACATCATAAAGCCACTGGATCATCGGGCACCCTGGAGTATCTTCTGGCGCTCCACCTCGCCCTCGAAGGTCGCCGGGATAGCAGTATTGTACTCCCACTTGGCCAGCAGAGCATCTATTGCCGGGTTGTCATCTCGCATTTGTCTCTGCGTCTTGACCGCAACCTGCTCCGTCGGATTGATGATGTCCCCAAACTCGCGACGAAGAGCATCTTTTTTCGTGGGACTAGCATCTATCCATGCCAGATATAACTCAAGATCAACCCCCGACAATTTCGAGCAGATGGTCTGATTCCCCTTCCTACACATTATCTCCCCCCTAATTGGCCCCCTAATTGGCCCTCTAACACTCTTTCTCTCTGAATCTGCCCACCTACGGTTTGAGGCTCTGCCGTGCTGTACTCCCATTTCGCCAGGAGTCCATCTATGACGTGGCCTATGCCAGGCTTGCGGCGTAGAGCAATCTGGCGGCGGCGGACTAACTGCTCAATAGGGTTGATGAGATGGGGGAATCGCTTTCTAAGCGCATCCTTCAGAGTCGGAGGGGCATCGAGCCAGCCCAGATAGAACTGACTATGGGCCTCATTCCGAAATTCCGGGAATCGCTGCCAGTTATTAGCAGCATGCTCCCTTATACGCCAGTAGGTCCGAAGGGTCTCCCGGTCAGCCCTCAGTTCCTTAGCCAGAGGGTGCTCGTCATCTCTAATGGCCTTCTCCACCTCTGTGACCTCTTCGGCACTGAACTGGTCCCGGACGGCCTGGATGTTCTGTTCCAG